TACCAGTGCCCAGATACTGTGCAAATAGCTCGTAGAGAAATTCATACGGACGAGTGATCTGTCCGCTGCGACTACTGCGTTGTGTGCCAATGGCATTGAACAATGCGGTGTACTCTTTTGACAAATCGCCACGCATGGTCTGCGGAGTTACTCCAAACCGTCTTTGACTAGATCTGCCATAGAAGTCTTCTAGCATGCTGTTGATAGCACGAAAGAAATGTTCTTCGGCTGCACGCCAGGTATGAGCAGTTTGACGCTCGCCTGCTTGTATAGCATGCCCGATGCGATGCGCCATCATCCAAGGAGTAAGCATGACTTTGCTGTCACCTTTGTTGCCCACAAACACCACGGTGATTGCATCTTCACTGCCTGCTAGAATCTGCTCTGCATTGGTACCAAACACCTGTTGGATCACCTCGACTCGCATTGGGCCATACTCGCTGTACTTGCCTGTGCCCGGTATGTTGCTGAAGAACAGTCTGAAATCGTAAGGAGTCTTTTCAAAGAATCGTGCAGTCTTCAATTGGTTAACTGGGTGTGGCACCAGCTTCTTGTCTGGTCCACGGAAAGGCCCTGGCTTGCTGAAGTCACCCATGGGCTGGTAATCTGCCAGTGGTGCTTCATCTAGTTCAGCAGGCGCAGACTTGCGCAGTACCATCAAGTCCGATCCTGATGCAACTATCTTTGCTCGTTTCTCTGGGCTTAACTTGGACATGTCAAATTGACGATAACCCGCACTGGCAGCAAATCTTTTAATTAAACTTTGATATACCTTGCCACGACTGCCACCTTTTGCTGAGAACACAAACATCTTGGGTTGATAGCCCGACAGGTATTGTCTAAATGCTTCTAGCACAGTGCCCAACACTCTGTTGGCATCACCACCGCCGGTCATGTCATAACTGTCGTTACGACTGAATTCAACTTCGATCACACTATCTCTAACAGGAACGAACTTGATATCTATATAGTTGCCCTGACGGTCATAGGCTCTAGCATGGCGTTCTGCAGGACCAAAGGTGTCATCCCACTCCAGTTTGAAACTGGATTCGGGATCGTATAATTCTGTTACGATCTCAGTATACCTCATTCAATGATCTCCGGATTCTGGCGAACATACAATTTCATGATCATGCCAGCCACTTGATCTGCCTGTCCTTCAAGATCCGCAAGGTCTGTGTTATTAGTGGTATCACCATCCAGGCGTTGTTTATGATGCGCCAGTTCATGCGCCACTGTTCTTAGTATGTCAATGAGGTTACGATTGCCTGTGTATATCCACATCTCGTTCTTGAGTGCGTTATACCATCCGGTACGATTTTGTTTTGGTGACTCTTTGGTGCTTTGTAATTTGATTCTAGGCAGAGGTGCATCCATGTGCAGTTTGTCATACACGTATTGAATGAACTGTTTGATCTCAGATTCTTTAAGACTGCGATCCTGCTCTTTCAACTGCTCAGGTTTTTCGTCAGGTGTTGCCACAGGCAAACTACGATCAATGCTCTTTAACTTTTGAGGATCCAGCTTGCGTGTGCCTGCAATGATTTCCATTGCTCGCTTTAGTCCTTGTACCACTGTACTCAAGTCATCTTCGTCTGCTTGATACTTGATGCCCACACCGCCGGCCGCTTCCCATGCGCTGATGTTGCTGCCACGATCGTCAATCAGCACGTTTGGTGTACCATCTGGCTGCACCGCATGCTTGTCCTTGCGAGGTGTGATGATCACTTCCTTGGGCTGTACTTGTAAATTCTGTTTGAGCCACACATTCTTTTGATATGCACTGTTCTCGTGATCACCACGCAGTGGACTGGAACAGATGTTGTAGTGACCAAACAGTTTTACCACCATGTTTACCAAGGTGTCTGTGGTAGGAAACTTTGGCAAGCGAGCAAAGAAATCAGTGCCTATCATTTTGTTCAATGTAGGATCTGTCTTGGCTGCAGGTATGTTTCTGTAATTGTATCTACCGCTGCCGTCTTGTGGGTTGCCTGCCAGGCGAGCATATTCTTCAAAGAAGTCACACAGCACTCCGTCCATGTCTAGGTAGACCTCTGCACGACTGCTGGGACGCTCTACCTTTTGATTGTCGTCATCTTCACTGAACATGTCTTCGTCCAGTCCTAGATCACGATCCTGCAGATTGCCTAGATGCTTGCGCAGTTTTTCCAATGTGCCATCTGCACGTAGAATCTTGAATGCTAGATTCTCAGGACTGAATTCGCCTGCACGTTCTAATCCAGTCTTGCGTAAATTCTTAACAGCATCCCATACACTTTGCACTAGACCTTGATCGTCGTTTACAATGGCTCTGTTGATGCGATGCTTGATGCACTGATACTTTTCTTTTACTTCAATATCATCAATTTGTGCTCGTTGTTTCTTGGGCTTGCTGATCCAGCGATCATTTAGCACACTGTAGATGCCCATGCTGTGATGTGCATCTTCTGCATCCTGTACATACAACTCTACATCATATCCACGAATCTTGATATTGTGTTGATCGTTGTACTGATACTTTTTGGATTGAAACAGTTCTTTGAGTTCTGCTTCGTGCTCGTCCGGAATCATTACCACCAGGTGCAAATCGATGTCGCTCTGTGGTGTGTAGGTATAGGCAGCATTACTACCAGACACAGTTATGTCCAGTAGGTCAAACATATCAATGCCCAAAAAGTCCTTGAAATGGTCAGCAATACGCATGAGTGCTTTGCGCACTTCTGGCTGCATACGGCCTTTGCTCCACAATTGTGGGTTTAACTCATCGTGGAAGTTAATGGCAAGGTTCAGTGATTCAAATTCGTCTAGTCGCATGTTTTAAAAAAAATAGGAGACGGTAGGTCTCCTATTATTTACCGTTAGTAACAGTTTAGGTTATCTTGCTCGGATCACCTGATCTGCCAGCCCGTAAGCCACGGATTCTTCTGCGCTCATGAAAAAGTCGCGTTCCATGTCAGCTGACAGCTCTTCGTAGGTGCGTCCTGCACTGTTATGTTGCACATAAACTTCAGTCAAGTTGCGCTTCATTTTGAGGATTTCACGCACCTGGATTTCCATGTCTGTGGCTTGTCCACCCGCACCGCCTGAGGGCTGGTGAATCATGTGTCGTGCATTGGGTAATATTAGCCGTTTTCCCCGAGCTCCTGCTTGAGCAAGCAGACTTCCCATAGAGCAGGCTTGGCCCATAACAATGGTAGATACATCAGGCTTAATGAACTGCATAGTATCATAGATTGCCATTCCAGCAGTAACGACACCGCCGGGGGAGTTGATGTAAAATAGGATGTCTGCATCTGGATTCTCACTTTCTAAAAGAGTAATTGACTAACAACAAGGCTAGCACTGTGCTCATTCACATCAGTGTCCAGCATAACGATTCGATCTTTGAGCAAACGGCTGTAGATATCATACGCTCGTTCGCCGTGTGAGGTTTTTTCTAATACTGTGGGTACAAAATGGGGCATACTGACTCCTAGTTAACTATAGCTAATTATAGAGAACTATAGAGCAGTTGTCAACACTTATTGAAATCTTGATGCAAAAACCAGCGGCGCTGTCCGTGGGCGGTTTTTAGATGTAGTCCGTAGTACTCAAACTCTTCACGCCACATAAAGAAGGTTGGACCATGACTCAGTACGGGCTGCATGCCTTCTTGTTCGCGAGCAGGAGTAACAATGTCCCATTGATATTGATGGGCCATTTCGTGTGCTAGCACATTCATGAACCACTGGGCGCAAAAGTACTTGTCGCTGATCTTTAGTTTAGAGTAGGTATTGTGACCTGTTTCATAATCCAGGCCCTCACATATTCCCCAGTAGTCTCGGGTAATACCTATTTCAATGGGCGGGCGATGCAGTTTGTTATCAAACACATATTTGTTGATTATTTTATACGCATATTTGACTTCTTCTGGCCCCACTCTAAACAGCCTACGTCTTTGATACGTAATGCTGGGTAACGCACATTCCATGATGCGTCTGATAGGATTTGGTCTAGCCATAAGAAAGCCCTCCACTTTGCTGTATTTAACAGCATAGCGAGGGCGTTAAGTGGTGTGTTTTACTGTACTGTAACTTGCCCAATAACTGCATTGGGTTTTTGCAGAGCAGCGTCACGACGTGCTTTGTACTCTGCATTGTCCACATCCATCAGTTTGATTTCACTGGTGTTCAAAGGTTGAGCTTTTACTGTGGACGGAGCAGGCACCGGATTCACAGCAGGCTTGCGAGCTTCCATTTCGCGATCCAGCTCATTTTGTCCGTTTTCACGTGCGTCCTCACGATCCTGGCGTTCTTTGCGCAACTTGTCTTTGAGCATGCGGTTGGCGTCGCCCATTGGGTAACGCACCAAAACAAAGGTACGGTAACCACGATTCTCAGCCATGATCTTGGTATCTTCCAAGTGATAGCCAGTGATTGCAGTATCCAGGATCAATTTCTTAACAGTGATCTGAGTACGGTCTGTGTCCACGCTGCCGCTGTCATCCTTGCGGTTCTGCTTGGTCAGTGCATTGATCACACCGTTGATCTTGTCTGCCAACTGCACCTGTGCATCCAGCAGTGCCTTCTGGCGGCTCATGCTAAGGTCTGAGCTAACAGCGGTACCTGTCACATACACATAGTCTTCGGTGCTAGCAGGTGCCTTGATGTACCAGGCTGGCACGTCAATGCTCTGAGCATTCTCCACACGACCTTGTGCAGACACAGTCTGGTCCTTGGTCACAGCAGGAGTAGGACTAGGAATTGGTGCGTCAGCACGGGTCTGCTTCATGGAACTACAACCAACGAGCGACATTAATAGTGCGCTCACAATAACTAAGCGTTTCATTTCAGTTCCTTTCGGAATTAGTTAATAAAAGAATACATGCGTATTGTAAATGATTTTTTACCATTTGTCAACCACACGCCAGGCATTATCGTTTGGTGCTTTGCAAATCACGCCTTGGTTCATGTCCACACGACCAGAATCTGGACGACTTTCCACAAACCATTTGCACATACTGCCACGATAAGAAAACGGACGTCTATAAATTGGGTGCGGTTGCAGTTCACTTTCGCGAACAGCTTCGCCGGCTGCTACAGACTCACGCACCTTGGGAATGGGCTGATCAGTACACACCATTTCCTGTGCCATTTGAGTGCTGGCGCCAGACACACGTACCAGTGTGGTACTGCGAGCAATGTTCAGTGCCTGGCTGCAAATCTGGGCAGAATCCTGTTTGGCAGGACCTACGTTTTCACCTTCTGCGGTGTGCCATTGGTTGTCAATCAACGCCCGGAAGGTCACACGGCAGCGCATTTGATTGCCTTCGGCTGGCAGTAGAGCATACTGCAAGTCCGCCATGCGCTCAATACGAGCAGCGGCACGACTCACAGATGCACTGCGCAGGTAGCAGTCTGCGTCTGCTATAGCAGAACCAGACACCAGGGTCAGGGCTATTAGAAGCCGGGGCAGTTTGTTCTTATGGACCATAGCACAGTTTTGGCACTGGAGCGCCTTTGTGTAGTGTTTTCAATACCACCTACCCATTGAAGGGTTCTATCCCAGATGGCACTCGGAACTGCGGGATTAGCAATGATGTATTCTAGTTCAGCTGACATGCGAGTGGCATATCTACAATCCACTGCCACAGGCACCATGCTCTGAGAGTTGGATGTACTGCCTGCTGGAATTGGAGGTGTGTTGCTTGCACAACCTACCAACCCAGCACACACAGCCATGGCTAGAATCTGTTTCACTTCTTGTAAGAAATCATTACAGAACGCAAGGCACGTTCAGCGGCGTCCGCTGTCACGCCAGTTTCCTGTACAACAAAACGCACAGCACGATCAGTGCTCAGCTGGCGATGAAAAATAGCCACGGTTGCAGCCAGCTCAAGAGTTTTGCTCATTTAGAGACTCCTTAATAGTCAAGGGGGTTAGAACGAGAGTGCTTGGGTTTACGCTTGTATCGTGTTTTTAATTCCACGGTTCGCGCCTTGAATGGACTGCCGTTTTCAAACAGCACACGATGAGCTCGTGTACGAGTTTGAGGAACAACAAAATGATTTGTGTTTTTCATAACAACAGTCCAAATTAGTTAATGTACAGTAATTATACAGAAAATGGATTTTTTGGTCAACCGCGTTTGATATTGGTGGTACCAAACAGTGAGCTAACAATCAAGGATGCCGCCCAGGTTTCCATGGTGTACGGAATGCCCAGATCTGGGAACAGGGTGTTTATAGACCAAATCAGTGCCAGTGGCGCAAACACCACAATCAGTGCAACCAACAGTAGCACACCTAAAAAAGCTGCCAGGGTTTTCATACTCTACTCCTTAAACGATGTGCATAGTATAGCAAAAGACGGATTTTGTGTCAACCATAAAAAATGGGCTAAAAACAGCCCATTTTTCAAGTGGTTAGCGGTTGCTAACTTAGTAACAGTCACGAAATTGCTTGTAAGTCCACTCTTTGTACAGGTGCTCCAGCTCGGCCGCATTTTGCGGATTTCTGCTAATTAACCAACTTTCAAAGTCGCTGGGCTGACGAAACATTTCTTGTACTCGCTCCCACATTTCTTTCACTGTGTTCATGGTCGATCCTTCATCATGTCTTGCGCTTGTTCATGTTGACCAATTCTAGCCATATAGGCTGCGGCGCGGGCTTGATTGAATGCTACCAAGAACTCATAGATAGCATTGAAGAATTGACCAATTCCTGTGGTATTTGGGCTCATTTTGCTGGCTTGAACGCTTTCTGCCAGTCCTGTGCCCAGGTTGTAAATTGCTTGGTGTAATCAACTTTGGCAGCTTCTTGTGCAGCCTTGGTTAATTCTGAACCCAATGTGGTTGCAGTTTTAGTTCCAGCCTTAACCACGTCTTTGGCAATAGTGGTTTCTGCATCTACCCATTCAGTCAAGCTCTTGGCAATGCCTTCGTGCTTAACAAAAGTGGTGATCGCTGTTTTCTTAGCGGTTTGGATTGTGTCGATAATTGTATCAGTTGCGAACATAGTTTTCTCCTTTAGACGAAATGTTCCAATATATTTCATGACCCATTATGGCATCATGTTTTCTATTGTACATTTATTTATGCTGCTCTGCAACATTTATTATGGTTTCTACTGAGTTTTAGTGTCCATTCACTAAACTGCTAGAAAAAATAAACTGCCCGAAGATTCAGGTTAAATATTTTACCAACCTTATAAGGAGATTTTAAATGGAAATTATCATTGGCCTAGTAGTATTAGTTGCCGTGGGTTACTTGCTCTACGTTAACAATACGTCTAAACCTTTGGACATCAACAAAGATGGCAAAGTTACTAAAGAAGACCTGAGTGCAGTTGCTCCAGTGTTAACACAAACAGTTGCCAAAGTTGCAGACGTAAACAAAGACGGCAAGGTGAATGCAGCTGATGCAGTTGCAGCGGTTAAGAAAACTGCTACAAAAGCCAAAACAGCAGCTAAAAAAGTAGCAGCCAAAAAGCCAGCTACCAAAACAGCCAAGACCGTGAAAAAGCCGGCACTAGCTAAAAAACCAGCACCGGCCAAGAAGCCTGCCAAACCAAAGAAGTAATTAAATTATATTCTTTTCTTTAGCCAGCTTGTGTAATGCAAAGCTGGCTAAATTTTTGGCTTTTGATTCGCACATGAGATCAAACTGGTCTGTAAACTCTAATGCCCACTCATTCACAGATTGGTTCCAGTAGAAATCACTGTGTGCGCGAAGTTGTTGTTTCTTATGGCCTCCCGCAATAAGTCCTGCAAGATCGGGCCTAGATCCGGCACAATGATCCACAAGAATATCTTCCCTACTAACAGAGTAGTGCAGAACAGGACGAGTACCACGCCAACTGTCAATAACAGCGCGAACACGATCGTCTGTCGGCGCAATATACTCCCCCGAGTTGACCCAGTGATGATGTATATCGAGAACAAGAGCCACATGTTTACTGACAGCAAGAGTATAATCCAATCCATATTTCATCTCATCATTCTCGATGGTAATTAGATTCCTAGCCTCAGGCGAAAGTCTGCCCAGTGTTGTAAGGAACTTATCGGACCCACCGCGTCCGCTTAAATGTACGTTAATCTTAAATCCGTGATCGTGCCATGTGGCACCATAGCCCATCCAACGTGCTACATCGGCGTGATATTCAAACTCTTCAATACTACGTTCAACAATATTGTCGTTGTCACTTGCAAGAACACAGAACTGGCCAGGATGAAAACTAAGGCGCACGTCAAGGGCGCGAGCCAGCCGTCCCACTTCTGCAAAATGCTGCTGGGCATAAGCTCTAACATCCGGTTGCTGATAAAACCAGCCCCAATCAGGCTGAGTGTACATAGGAAGAATATCGCTGCCAATCCGAACCATACGTAATGAATGCTCATGGGTGCCTACCTTTTCTACAAGTTTGCGAGTTGAGGAAATGTTATGCTGCACAATGTCCCACAGTCGTTGCACAGCTTCGTCTTTGGGCTGACGGTTAAGCCAGGCCACTGTGGTAGATCGTGTGTTGTGGTCTGTGCTAGCTGGTTTTGCGCCTGCAATTTCATCAGGGCCGTTGATCCATTTGCATGCAAAGCCAATGCGTTTAACAGTCATTTAGGAAAACCTTAGTAGTTACAAAAGATGTGATCATATGGTATGATACACAAATTAGCAATTACTGTCAACCAACTGTTCCGAACTTGCTCCAACTGCCGTTGCCCAGACTTACCCAACCCACAGGTTGTCCAGGTGCAGGGTTCTCATTGAATGCCACAGTGCCACGTGGCTGTGCATCACTAGGTGTGCTGGCAGCACTGATTATTGTGATTTTGTTAATTGTTAACTTTTTAACACTAACGGTACCGTCTTCGTTCAGCACCAGATTGTCTTGATTGTTGGCGCTGAGGATTAGATTTTGTTTGCGTGTGGTTCCGATCCAGCCGGTGTCTTTGAGACGCTTGCCAAATCCTAATTCCACTTCTTGGTCCCATACTGTTAGACTGTGTTCGGGCTCAATGGTGCCAATGCCCACTTTGTTCTTGCTCACATACAAACGTTCGCTGAGATAGGTTTCGCCTGCTGTTTGCAGATCATTTACCATGCCCAGACGTGTGATGTTGGTATCTGTAATGCCGTAGTTGAGTTTGTTGCCTGTGATAACTTCAGTGCCGTTAAGGGTAATGCGATTAAGGTCTAACCCTTCTTCTTTGATCTTGTTAAAGATAACCGTGCTGTAGTCACCAAAAAACTCTTGATCCATACTGCTCTTGACGCCTTGAACTGCGCTGTCAATGATGCTGGTATAAAATGAACTTTCTGGAGGAACACTGCCGTTGAGCACAATGTCGCCATTGATCACCGTGGTTCCTTCAACCTGGAGGCCCATGGTAACCAATTTATTTTCAACAACCACTGCTTCATTCAACACAGTGATTTGCACTTGATCGCTTTTGTCTTCAATGCCTGTGCTGCTGAACTGCTGAATCACTCCGCCACGAATGTTGTTGCCACTGAGTGACAATGATGCTGCGTTAACGGCGCTGCCCGGAATGCTGGCATCAGGAAACGCCATGTTGTCCATGCGATTGCCAATTTCTGAAGCAATCAACTCACGCACAGTTTTGGCCATGTCAATGTTGTTGTGCAGATGTGTGCGTACTCGTTCCTGCGCTTGTCTGCGCAGTTCTGCTTCCATGCTGTTGACCACGGTGTCTGTGACTGCGTCCACACGTGCCTGCACGGTGCCCTTGTTGATTTCCATCTGACTGATCATGCTGTCCAGCTTTAAACTGGCCAACCAGTTGAGTTTGGCTTCAACGTCAATCTCTCCGACTTTTGTCTCCAGAAACTTGGTAACAGCCTGTTCAACCCTGGCTTCTAGTCTGGTTTCAATTCCTCTTACAAGATTTTCTACTATGCTGTCTACGTGTTGATTTACGTCCATATTTAAAATTTGATTGATATCACGTGCTCATAATTTTTCTTGATCAGACTCTTGTACATCAAGTTCTTGTGTACCAAGAACTCTTTTGCGCCTGCATCATATCCAAATTTTGCACACTGTTTGAAAAACATATGACGACAATGGAACGGTCCGTTTACTTGCAGCTCTGCGTTGGTGATTTCGTAAACAGTTCTTGCCCAGGCATTTCTATCTGCCATATCATAGTCGTGGTATTCTAAAAACACACGGCTACCTGAATCTGTTTTAATCACTGCTGGCATGCTAAATTCACGATCTTTGAATTCCTGATTTTTGTAGTCACGTAATGTAGTTATCACACATTGACGTGCCACTTTACAAATCATGTCAAACTGACTTTTTTGCTGCTCTTCATTTTCAGCAAAAGTAAAGTATTCTTCCAGGGCCAACACAGCGTCAAAGTTTCTGCCGTAGTTGAACAGATCTTCAGCAGCAATAAATTCTGCAGAAATTCCGTTGGCAGCAAGCCAGTCTTGAACTTCTTGACTGACTTCTGTAATGTATATGGTGGCTGTTGTGCAATTGACAATAGCAGGGTTGAACCCAACAAATAACACAGACTTGGGGGTTAAGTTGTAGTTACTATAAACAGACTGTATTATACTCTGTTTTCGTTGAATGATTTCCTGCTGTCTGCTACTAAACACAAACGCCCTGAACCCAATGTCAGAGTATTCAATAAAGCCCATAATTCTCCTCTACTAGAATTATTTATGGACCCAGCCATAAATTCAGGTTGTCCATAAATACTTGCACAATAATTCAAACAAGGAGCTATCAATGAATGAAGTTTTTAAAATCATTGGTGAACTAGGGTTTCCTGTAGCAGTAGCGTTTGCCGGTGGGTATTTTGTGTATCTAACTATCAAACTACTATTACAAGGAGTGCTAGGAAGCATCAAGGGAATGGCAGGAATTATCACTGCCTTAGACAACCGTGTAAAAACCATGAATCACGACGTGGTGCGCATTGATACTATTGTATCAAACGCATTGGGCCTGCGTCCGGACGTTGACCGTATTGCTCGCGCAGACGGCAAAAACGATGCAAGGAGAGACTGATGAATAAATGGGAAAAATGGCATGACAGTTTGTCTCCACAAATGCGTGCCTATCTGAGCAAACAACCACTGTGGCACGATCGAGACATGTACAAAGCTATTGGACTAGGTTTTGTTTTTGGCTTTGTGATTGGCTTTCTAATAAGGATATAACATGGGCGATATTGCAGAATTAGTCAACAAGTATGGATTCCCCATTGTTATGGCAGTGGGCATGGGCTACATTATCAAGTACGTTTGGGAGTGGAGCACCAAGGAAGTTAAACCTGTTATCAGCGAAGCAAACACTGTGCTTATTGCATTGATTGATCGTATTCGCATGTTGGACAACGATTTGATTCGTTTGAATCAAAAGGTTAACACTGTGCTAACCATTCGTGGCAAAATGATCGAAAGTGATCGTGTTATGGAAACAACTCTTGTTGAAGCGCAAGCTAACAAAAAGTTTCATGAGGCCATGGACGAAGCTGATAAAGTCGCTGGTCGCGACATTGAGTCAGAAAAAAAGAAGTCTTAATCGCTGCCAAAGAGCCTGATACCAAACAGTGTATTAGGCTCTTTTTCAACCACCGCTGTTTCATCAATCCGAGATATAAACTCTGCTTCAGGTATTCGAGTCTTGATACTCTTACTGCCCAATACCACAACGATCCTGCGTCCTTTGTCTGTGTCCATTAGCATCAAAATACACCCACCAGCTCGTGTGGTCCACCCAGTCTTACTGACCTTGATGTCATGCGTGTTGCCGATCAGTGGATTTGTGTTGTGTCCTGCAAACCAGTGACGTTTGATCTTTACCTTGATCTGACTCTGCTGACTGGCATTTACCACTTCAGGATAGTTCACTGCACTTCTGGCCAACTTGACCAGGTCTGCGGCTGTGCTGTTGTTTCTGTCATCTAGTCCTGTAGGATCGTAGAACACACTGTACAACATACCTAAACTGTGCGCCTTGGCATTCATGTCATCAATGCACTTTTTGTATCCTTCAGGATATGTTTCGCACAACAACCTGGCCGCATTGTTGTCGCTGCGAATCATGGCTAGGTCAATCAACTGTCTACGAGTGAGGTTATCATATGCACTGCGCTTGGCCTTGCGTGTTTTCTTATTATAGTTACGCATGGTTAGGTCCAGTGGACGATCCAGTTCTGCATGCCTGTCCAGTATTGTGAGCACAGTCATCAACTTGGTCACGCTGGCAATACTGCGTACCGCATGCACATTCTCACCTGCAATGAGATTTCCTTCGCTGTCAGTTACCAACCAGCTTTTGGCTGTTAGGTCGTTGGTACTGGCTGGTGTTTTTGCGACACTTGCCCCATGAAATAATAAGGAAAGAAGTAGCAGTATAGGTATGTACTTACGCATAAGTCTATCCAATTATTTGCTAGTAGCACGGTAGATTCCGTCCCAGTCTGTTGGTAATTTCATTTTCTTTGTTGCTGCAATACGCTCTAGCCACAGTTCATAGTAGTGGTCCAATTCGCCACCAAAGCAGCCAATCAAACTCTTGGTAATTGCAGTTGCCGCTCTCCAGTCCTGAGCTCTGTATGCAGCCAGCATGCTTGCATGTCTGTCGGCATCATGTTGATTGAAGTTGGCAGGATTAAACAGTGGTGTATAGATATTCAATCCAATGTCTTTGCCTTTGACTGCAATGCAATCTAGTTCAAAGCAATGGAAATCATTTTTAACTTCTGCATAGGTGTCAGGTCCAATGATCAACAATACTCCATAGCCCTTGGTCTGACCTTCCAGTCGACTGGCCACGCTCACAGGATCGCCTAGTACATCGTATCCCATCTTGCCTTCTGATCCAATGTTACCTACAAGAATCTTTCCTGTGTTAACACCAGCACCCATACCCACTGGTGGCTTGCCAATACTGTGCAGGTGCTTGTTAAACTCGTCCACGGCCTGTACCATTTCAATGGCTGTTTGCGCAGCACGGTAAGCATGGCGATTGTCGTCTACCGGTGCACCATGAATGTGCAAGCTGGCATCACCAATGAACTTGATCAAACAACCATCGTTGGCAAACACAGGTTTGCTGATAGCTGTCATGTATGCGTTCATGATAGCGGTAAAGCCTTCAACGTCTGCGCCGTACTTTTCACCTAGTCCTGTGAAGTTGCGCATGTCTGTCATCACTGCTGTAAGCATCTTTTCTTCGCCGCCCAGTTTAATTAAACTAGGATCTTTTTGTAATCTCTCAACGATAACAGGGCTCACATAGCTGCCAAACTGTTTCTTGATCTGTTGTTTCTGCAAGAACTCGCTTACGAACTTCACACCGTATGCGTGTAGTGCAACCAGGATAACTCCTGCAATTGGTGCGGTAACATCAAACAGCCAAAGATCTGTAGCAAAAGCATAGTAGCTGCCGTATGCGAATCCACCAACAAGAACTACCACAGATGCTAGACCAACATACACCCACCTGGTTAACGCTAGCAGTATAACACCAGCAGCAAGTATTGCAAGTATTTCCAGCCCATCTGCGTAGTCCGGTCGCTGTATGGTAACTCCATTGACCATAGTGCCAATCACGCTGGCATGCACATCCTGAGGCCATACTGCTCCAATGCTGGTGGGCACTGGGTTACCCAATCCTGCGGCACTGGTACCCACAATCACAATGGCCTTGTTAAAATCTTTTGGCAGCTTTGCTGCGCTCACAGACTGGCTGCGCTGGCTCCAGTCAATCCAGATGCGCCCTAGGTTGTCTGTGGCGATAGGACCAAACTGCGGAATGCGCATTTTCTCTACACCATTCTCGTTCAGCTTGATTTGAAAACTAGGATCACCCGCTGCCACTCGTAGTGTTTCCAGTGACACGCTTGGATACAGCACATCATTCACGCTGACCACCAGAGGCAATCTACGATTAACACCATCAACCTCAGGTAATGTTCCGGCAATACCCACACCTGCGGCTTGACTGCTCAGGGCCTCTATATTAGATATCATGCCTGGATACTGTACAATGCGGTCTGTAAATTCAGGACGCATAATACTGACACCCACCTGTCTTGGGGGATTCTTGGATGTGTTACTGGGCACACTGCTGAGAATAACAGGGTTTGTGGCCAAAGCATACGATAGGTCATTGTCCTGACCGTTGCGATCCAGCTCTGGCATGAGTATGGTCCACACTACCAGTCCAGCGTTTCTCTTGAAGAGTTCGTCAATTAGTTCAGCATACTGGCCTCTTGGCAAAGGCCATTGGCCATATTTGTCCAATGTGGCTTCATCAATGTTCACCGTGTATATGTTATTTTCTGTTGGCGCCTTGCTTGTGATCAGTGTGTCAAAGTAGCGCAGTCTAACTGACTCTACAAATGCGGTATCGGATATACGAATGCCTAGTACCAATGCCAAGGTAATCAGTGCAGTCCATGGGTTTAATAGAAGTTTTTTCATAGTATTCTATTTACCAACAAAAAAGCTCGCCGAAGCGAGCTTTTTGCTGAGCATTGCTGCTTAGAATATCCAACGTAAAGATACTTGACCTAGAGTATTTTGTACGCCGTTTTGGCTTTGTTGAACCACGCTTACGCCACCGATAACACGTTCTTTTGGTGCAAAGTTTACACCGACCTTAACAGTTGTAAGGCTTGTGTCAGTTTGACTGGCTTCTGCGATAAAGTTCACTCGCTCTCTGATTGCAACATCATAACGCAAACCAACTTCGCCTACTGTGCGAGTTTGGTTAACAGCAGCATAGTTCATTGCAGTGATAGCAGAACCAGTTTCTGTTAGTTCGTTGCGCTTGTTGTTCTCTACACGTACACCAGCAAAAGGACGGAACCCTTTGAACTCTGGAGTGTATAGTCTGTTGCTCAACCAGATATCATTACCTGCGGTTTTGCCTGAGTTGCTGTAGTTCAGTTCTGGCAATGAATGATAGTTGGTAAAGCTGTTCTGGCTGTATGCCAAATCAGTTTTCAACAACCAACCATTGTGATTGTACAGACTGTAGATACCCACGTGGTCTTTGACCAAACCGCCGCCTGCATCCAGACCAGCCATGGTGCTGCTTAGATGGTTGTATTGTAAACCAACTATCCAGTTACCACGTACCTTTTTCTCATGTCCAAATCCATAACGATTGGTTTTAGTGGAGTATGTGTCTACTGTGTTAGAACGCTGTCCTTCAGCAATTAGATACCACCAACCTTTTTCCTCATTGCCCGCTGCATTGCTGCGAGTTACAAGAGTTTCGCTAGATCCTTTGTGACGATCTAGAACATCACTGTCCAATGCTGCGTTAAGTCTTTGGTTAACTGCTGCCAGGTTACTGTACTGATCAATCTTGGTAAAGTAGCTCTGATCGCTGGAAGAACTAACAACTTCATTGGTAGTTGTGGTTGTTGTGATCACATCAGTTCTGATTGCGACTGTGGTTACTGGAGTACCATTTGTAGTAGTGGTAGTACCATCACTGTAGGTTGTCACAGTAGTTGGTGTGGTCACGGTAGTAACAGTAACTGGTGTTGTCTGTGTAACCACTGTGGTGATTGGAGTAGTAGAAGTCACTGTTGTGGTTCTAACCACTTCCAAACGTTTGGTTTCCTGTGCGCCACGTGCATCGTTTACAGTGGTAACCGATGTGGTTGTGCCGCGTGTGCTGTTGGTATTTGTTACCATTGTGCCTGGTGTTTCTGTTGTGGATACAATGTTTGCACCTGGAGCAGTACCAACCACAGTTGGGCCAGTGTTCAAACTGGATGTAGCACCAGCTGTTCCTGGGTTAGCCACAGTACCGTTACCAGCATCAACACTGGTAGTGTTGTTTGCACTGTCATAGTAGTACTTGACTTCTGATACTTGAACACTGTTACAGTTTTCGGTACCTAGCCAACCACCACCGTATGCTGCCATACAGGATGCCAACACTGGATATTGATCCAAGGCTTTGGTGGAATCAAAAGTAATAAAGTAATACACATAAGCATTGGTATTGGCCACAACAATGTCGCTGGATGTGGTAAAACGATTATCACTTAATGTTATACTTTGATTGTTAGCGATTGTGGTCCAAGTACGTCCATCGTTTGATCCAAACAAGCTGAACTTGCTTGGGTCACGTGGAGAGTAGTCGTTAGCTGTGGTAATTGTGAATTTCTCAATTACTCGACCTTGGTCCAGTTTAATAGTGAAACCTGCACTTGCACGGTCAAAGTTCAAATACTTTGTGCCTGTGTTGCCATCAATCACATTGGTAGCACCTTCACCTGCTGGGCTGTTGTTACTGGTCGGAGTAACTTGCACAACATTTGCACTGGTAATTGCTGTATAGGTTGGTGTAGGTGTTGTTGTTCCACCGCCGCTACCGCCACCGCTGCTGGCAGTTTGACCTGCTGTCAGTGGAGTGGTACTAGCCCAGGTGTATGAACTGGCATCAGTTCCAGACACACTGGTATCCATATTGGTAAATGTACCGCTGGCACCATATGCGTATCCTGCACTGGTAGTAATCACTGTACCAAAGAATCCTGATCCTACATAAAAAATAGCATCTGGGCCAATGGCTTGTAGTGTACCGGTGTCGTGTACGACTTGTAATAGCGTTCCTGAGGAATTATACAGCCCCATGCCATATGTTCCGGGATTTGTGGTACTTGGGAAAAACGCAAAGTAGTCTCCAGCTGCTACCGTAGGATGTTGAAAATTCATATCGTACGGAGCGATAAAGTTACTTGCGTTTAGAGTTGTGCCGGACCAATAATACTGTACATCAAAAATTTGATTAGTACTAAAATGTCCGTCAACTAGGTCTGCCTGAGCCACAGGGGCAAAGGCGATACCTAAGGCCAGAATGACCTTAGTCAATAGTTTACGCATGATTTTTAGCTCCTTCTAAGTGTAGTCCCTTTATTTTTATTTTTTTAACTGCCTAGGGTTCTACTTAGATATTTACGACTACCTACCAAAAAAATTATCTGTGCTTACATCTAGATGGCGGGTGTGTTGGTGGTGGGGCTGGTGGATTTCTTGTAGGTCTATGATTGAACCAACTCATGACGTTCTCCTTCTAGTCGTAAAAAAACCTCGACTAGCGAGGTTATTTGTATATTACTCTTGTTCCTGTTAAATTATTCAACGGACTGTCTTTTGGTATTAGCAATTTCTCCCCTATGCCTGTCATACACCATTCGTCTGTTGCTACCACATGAGTTACCCAGCTGGATGACCCTGTGGCAAAGTTTACCCATAGACTCACTATGGTTTCTCTGTTTGGTGCGGGAGCCGCAATAACCAATTCTTCGCCATATTTGTTGGCTGTCATTACCCATTCTTCCTTGGTGCCACAGGTAACTTGTATTGTTTTGTCTCGAGCATAACCCTGTGATACCAGTGCTAGTAGGATAGCAGCCATGGCTAGTTTTTTCATAAAAATATTTACCTAGTGTTTAATGTATCCGAATGTTCCACAGGTTCCGGGCATGCACTGTACGTTCATGCTGGCTTGATCTGCGGTGTTTGCATTGTCCTGTACCACATTGACAGTTGCTCCTGTTGCTCCATTTAACCAAACATTAAACCACTTGTCTGATCCTGTACCGCCTGCTTGTGTAGCGGTAATAGTATTTCCGTTGTTTGTAGTGCCTGCACCTACTACCACATTAAACTCATGTTTGCCTGCACCTGATTGATTCACGGTTATACCGTTGCCAGAGCCGTTTAAATTCTGTATGCTGGCCAAGTGATTTCCAGCACCATCCTGCTGTATATTAACGCTGTTGTTAATTCCTGACGGAATAGAAACTGTGGCAGTTTTTGCTCCTGTGCCCTGCTGTAATATGGTCAACGTAGTGTTGTCCACGTCTGTTGTTTGTCCCATGTTCACGGTGACCTTGTGTTTGGTTCCCACTTGCTCAATGTTAATAGTGTTAGAACTGCCCACTTGATTCACTGTGATTGAATTGTCTGCAAATGCCAATCCGCATGCAAGTAAAAACAACGAGAAGAAAATAATTGTAGGAAGTCTCATATTAGTTTTGTGTAATAGTTATATTGCTTATACCACCTGCGTTCACACGATTCTTAAACTCCATGCGTTCTTGTATGATCGTAATGGTTACATCTCTGGTCTGTAATACCTGCACACAGGCCACATTGCTGCTGTTATCTTCGCGACATAGCTGTACAATTGGATCTTCAATAACTGCTCTTACACCTGTGAGTGCCACGTAGTCTGGTAGTAGCTTGGCATTGGCATTTTCCAGGTAATCCATTTGTGCTTTGATCATGGCGTCTACCATGTCCAGAATGTTAACCAAGAATTCTCGTTCCAAAAAGTTAACATCCAACTTGCTGTATTTGAAAGGATCCTGCGCTTCTAGAGCATTGCCCAGTCCTTCAAATTTTAAAAAATCCACATCTAAAAAACCCTTGCGAGTGTCCATGCGTTCTTCTCTGGTTGGTTCTCCCTTGATTGGAGTAAGGATCAACAGATTGTTGATTTGATCCTCATCAAGTTTGAGAATAACCGGTTTCATGGGCCTGGTTTCTCTTGTGGTCACTGTGGTTGCTTGAAAGGGTTGATTCATGATAACAGTGCCCTCATCTGAGGTTACACTGATCTCACCAGTTTTACAATCTGTTTTAATATCGCGCCAACCGACTGGACAGCTGGGCAGCAACACAATGGTACTGCGTCCTAGTTCGTCTACTGCTGCTGTAAAGTCTGTGCCACGCACACCAATTGTGGCTGAAGGAGTGTTAACTGCTACTGCTTGAGGATTGTTTTTTGCAATTTGTCCACTGGCATAACGTACTGTGCCTAGTGCGATATTAACAGCAAGTTTTCCGCCTTTCTTGCTGTTAGGATCGTAAACAAAATCATCTATAACTAACTTACTGTTTTCAGTGATCTGTACCTTGGTCTCGTCATCAAAAGTTATCTGAACTTTTCCCTGGGCAGTCCGCACTGCATCTTGCATCTCCAGGGCTGTACCTTTCGTCCCATTCAGCATCGTTTTCTGTCGTTGTATCGAAGCTGGGGTGTTTACTTGATCGGTAATCTTTCCTATTCCAGCGTGTGTGCTGCTCGCGAATAATATCAGCGATAGTTCTAAGATGACGATGCGGCATAGTTTCACTTCCTCTCCCGGTTACTGCGTGTTTTGATTAACAGTGATAGAATTGCTGCTGCCAGAGCTGGTCAAGTTAAACAAATTGTCTCCTGCTGTACCTGTCTGAACAACTGTTACGGTGTTACCGCTGCCACTGATTCCTAGTTGTGCAGTATGTCCAAGCACGGCTCCGCCTGTTTGGTTAATGCTCACGTTGTTGCTAGAACCAGTAATGGTCATAGTGGCTGTGGCATTGATACCTGCTGTTGGCGCCATGGTGATACTGCCGCTGTTGCCACCACCTGTGATAGCAATGCTTGGATGCAAGCCGTCACCTGTGATATTGAAATACAACTGGTTATTGTTACCACCAGTGGTAGTACCAGTCACCACGTTGTTTTCGCCATTAACGGTTACTGTAGCCAAAGAGTTGTTACCAACCTGTGTGATGCCAATGTTGTTAGCATTACACTTGCCGGTATCAGCGTTGTTACAGTCAATAGTGGCATTTCCTAAGTTACCTGTTACTGTGTAGGAAACTATGTTGTTAGAGCCCAAGGCACCACCATTGACGCCCAGTACCAGCTGGTTGGCTGCTCCTGTCTGCGTTATTGTTACTGCGGCGTCATCGCCGTGAATTTTAGCATTGGTATCCTGTGCGGTACCCACGCCTTTTACTAAGTTACTAGACCCATCCTGGGTTATTGCTATTGTGCTACGATCACCAACTTGGTCGATATATACTTTATTGTCACCTGCTTGAATATAATTAGTAATCCCTAGCATTAACACTGCTGCTAGAAATTTTATTTTCATTTTATTTTACTGCTCCTTTCGGCTAATGCCCTTTTCTTATTATAGGTTTTTCGGACACTAATACTGCCTTCCTAACGAACCCGTGCCTACCCATGGAGTCAACAACGGTTGCCCAATGATTATCCATTTCCGCCACAGTCAGCTCAACGCCTGTAGATAACCAGCCCAGTCGTTTGCTATGAAGATCTTTTTTCATATACAAATAGGTTGTGCCCTTGACATATACCACTGGTAAATGTTTGTCTACTTCTTTTTTATCAACTGCGGGCGGGTTTGCTGATTGCTCGGTAATTGCCAGTTTAACCTCAGGAACAGGAACCGTTACCGCTGGTTCTGCTTTAGCTGCTGGTTCTGTTTTGGCCGGCGGATTTTCTTTTTTAACTTCAGGCACAGGTGCTGGTTCTGCTTTTTTCTCAGGAACCGGTTCTGGCTTTTGCTCTTTTGCAGGAGGAATTGCTGGACTTGCTGCTGGTGTGGCAGCGTCAAACGCCCATACATTTCTCTTTGCACCTTCTTTAATCAACTCTAATACTGCCATTTCAATGGTACTCTTGACTGCAAATGTCCCCGGCTCATTGACTGTCATACCAGTTTCAAATTCAAAAGCCTTGGTGCCCATGTCAAAAAACTTCATTGCTGCTACGCTGTCTGCTGCACTCACAATGGTCTTTTGTACTGTGACTGCTGCCAACACTTCGCCTGAGCTTACACTGATAGCACGAATACTCACAGTAACAATATCTTCACTGTACTGTGTCTGTGGCCCAATACCCAACCAACGTGCTGCCATGCCTCCAGATTTAACTGAGCTATCGTACCCAACAATACCGCCTTCGAGTATTATTCCAGCAAATGTCATTGGCGGCAAAGGTTTAGCGTTCGATCCTTCGTAGGCTTCGCGCATCTGTCTAATCAGCTGGCGTTCACGAGTTAACCCGTCAATGCCCACACGCTCTACAACTTTGAACCAACGACCCTGCCCTACGTCTTGTAGTGCCTTGATCAAGAATGTTTCTGATCCTTGAGTAACTGCTGTGCTCAGGCTGGCAATGTTCTGTTGTGGTCTACGCTGACCTGTTTTATCTGTGAATCCATACAGTGCTACTGTAATAGGCTGTCCGTGGGCTGGGCCACGAATTGCATCAAATTCTTTCTGCATCATCACAGGCATGTTCACTGGCTTGGGAGCTTTGCCCATGCGATCATTTTGGGTAACTGCACAACCCGACAATAACCCTATTAATAAAATTGTTGTTAGTAGTTTTGTCATTGGAATTGAAATTGCCCTAATGGTACTGTTATTTGTGTTACATTACCCACTAGGTCTGTAACAGTTAGATATACGTTACTGCTATCCTTGGTCCAGGATATGGTATTACCTTCAAAATTCAATGACCCGGTGTTGCTGCCACCATCAGCAAACATTGCTGTTGCTAGGTTTTGACTGATCTGAGCATAGATACGTGATTCCAAGTTGTTTAAGAACTTGTTCAAGTTACTGGACTTGGCTTCTGCTGCTGCTTTGTCTATTGCAGCCTGTAAATCTTTTCTTAGTGTTTCTCTACGTGTGTGTTCTTGGTTCTCAATAGTCAGCACGTGACTACTGTATCCAACTCCGTTGAATGCAGGACTTTTAAATGAATAATCGGCCAGTGGAGCGGCCCACACTGTAGTGGGTAGTAAAACAGCGGCCATTGCTGTTCTTAGAAACTTCATGGTTGACTGCCCTTTATTGTTATCGTTTGTGGGTCAGTAGGTGATGCTATCAATGAGAGTGGTTCACCCACTTGTCCTCATTAATATTTATCCGTTTGGGTACGAAATATTAAGGTGTTTTTTGGTCTTCGGGTACAGCTGGAAGAACCAGTGTTGCTTGGCCAGTGGATTGGCATCTGTCCACTACGATTTGATAAAAGGTATCCAGTTCGCCACCAAATTTTCCTAACAAGTGGGGTGCTAGGCTTTCGCAGAGTTTGGCATCATTTTTGCCAATTGCATCAACAAACTTGTCATGCAGTGCAATATCCTGCTCTAATGTGGCCATTTGCATTGCAATCTGTTCTACAGGAATCACACAGTAAGGATGCAATATACCACTTCCGGTATCGACATCTTCTAACTTGAGTACGGTATATTTTGTTTTCAGCTGATTTGCAGCTTCTTCACCAAACACGATTTGCATTACAATCTCTCCACTTTCCAATTTTTTGCAGCTTCTTGCTGAATATTTTGTAGTTTTCCTTCGGCTAGTACTTCCACACAGGCTTTGATTTCTGCAAGCTCTTGAGTCTTAAGATCACGTATGTCATCTTCAACAAACTTGAGTTTCATGTCTAGTACTCGCAAAAAGCTGAGAATTTCATTTAGTTTTTCTTCAACAGGATCTGACATTTGTTTTCTCTTCAATAGGTGCGTTTGGCAATTTTTGCAGTCTTGTAAATCTGCTGTACACCAATGGCTTGATAGTAACAGTCCATGAGTGCGTTGTGTGCGGCCTTGCGATCTTTTTCACGTGGATCGCCGTGTACACCAAACAGTGTACGACTGTCACGAATTTGCCAGAACTGCCATGGTGTTGGTTTGATCAATTGACGATACAGATTTTCTAGAATCACAATGTCAAACGCAGGACCTTGACACCAGATGTTTTCTACACCTACTAGAAAGCGATTTAGGTCTGCTGTCATTTGTGCTAGACTCACACGGTTGCTTTCACCCATGGCTTCTTCAAAAACATCAGCTGGTTGGTTGCCCCACCACTGAACTGTTTCTTCTTGTACATGGCGACCCAGTTCCAGTTGCTCGTCGACATTTACTCTGTGGTAGAGTCCATGGTCTGTGTCAACATCATCGCCCCAGGGATCAAACTTTACCGCACCAATGGTAAGCAACACGCTTTCAGGGCGTGTGCTCAGTGTCTCGATGTCTAACATCACATCCATGATTAACCTTCTGGTTCTAGTTTAACTTGCAATGGAAAACCGTTGTTACGGGCCAGTACTGTGCTTTCAATGCCTTTTTGTTCCGCTAGTTCATATGGATAAACTGCAACGATGGCTGCGCCTTCTTGATGAATACGCATGGTCATTTCATTTGCATCTTCTTCATCGTAGTCAAACACGTTCTTCAATGTTTCAATAATGAACTCCATTGTGGTAATTTCATCATTGATAAAAATAACCTTAAACATGCGAGGCTCAGGAATGTTTAGCTTGGGTTCAATTTTTAAATTGTTTTGTACCTTGGTTGGTGTATCTGTGCTCATAATTCCTCGCGATTAAAAATAGTGGCTGCATGGTTAGCAGCCACTATTATATTACTTGGCAAACGTAATTGCAATCTTTTTGGCTTTTTGTTCCTCCGGAACCAGTAGTTCCAGATTCACAGTCATGATGCCATTGCGCACAGTCACGGCACGTACTTCCACATTGTCGTTCAATGGAAAGGTGCGTTCAAAATCGCGACTGGCGATGCCACGATGCAAGTATTCCCATGACTCAGTTGCTGCTCGTGGTTTACGCTCACCTTTAATGGTTAGCACACGATTGCTCAAACTGACGTCTAGTTCGTCCTCGTCAAAGCCTGCCACAGCCAGCTCAATGCTGAACTGATTTTCGCTTTGGCGAATAACGTTGTGTGGTGGGTAATTGTCCTGCTTGGGCACTTGGAACGTGCGTTCAAGTTCGTCAAAAAATTGGTCAAAACCAATAAAGCGACGATGCAGGGTAGGTAGGTCAAGAGTTAAGATAGTAGCCATTTTATTTTCTCCTTTAAGCAAAATATGACTGGTAAGACCCCGTAGGCATCTTACATGTGTATTTATACACGATCAAGGGAAAGAAGTCAATTTTTTTGGGCCATTGGCTCTACCAATGTGTACTCTCGTGCCCAGTGGTGATCTGGATTCCAGCTCAATTGAAAAAGAGTATAGTCCTGTTCAGACAGTAAACTCAGTCTAAGAGTGTAATTGACTATTTTTGTTCTATACTTGATGTTATGGTTCACTGCCCATGCTTCAATGTTTCGTTTGATCAATGCGGCACAGTGCCCAGCAGCCATTCCGCCTGCGCCAGTTGGCAAACGGAATTCAACGTACATCAGTAGAGTTTTTTAGGCAATGCCTGGCTTTCCAGACGTTTCTGCCAGCGGCGCTTGGCAGAATTTTTAGCACGTTTACGTGCAGTGGTAGGCTTTTCGTAGAATTCTCGCGCACGTAGATCCTGCAAGAGTCCGCTTTCTTGCACTTTCTTTTTGAACTTGCGCAATGCTTTTTCCACATTGTCGTTGATAACTAAAACGGTCATGCCGTTAACAAATTTTGGTCTATCTTTCATGATTTTAAATATTCCGGTTCCTTTTGTTTGGTTATTACATCGCTGGTTATGCGTACTTTACTTATTCCTGTGCGCTTGAGTTCCTGCAAGGAATACATGGTGCTCATCAATGCTTGTTCTACAATGCCCTTGAGCCCACGGGCACCAACCTTACGATCCAACGCTGTTTGCGCAATAGTAAGGATAGCAGTGTCTTCAAACTCCAACTGTATTCCGTCGGTGGCAAAGTACCACTGCATTTGTTGTATCAAACTGTTTTTGGGTTCAATCAGCACCCTGGTCAGGTCTTCTAGATCCAGTGCGTCAATGCCTACTGCAATTGGAAAACGTCCCACAAACTCTGGAATCATGCCAAACTTGATTAGGTCTTCGGGCAGCACTTCTACCTGCTCTGCGGTGCTGCTGGTGGCTGCTGTGGTAAAGCCAATGCCTGTGCCTTTTTGTCTGCTGGACACAATCTTGTCCAGACCGTCAAACGCTCCACCTGCAATAAACAGAATGTTTGATGTGTTTACTTCCACACTGTCTAAACTAGGATGCTTTTTACCGCTGTTCACAGTAACATTACACACAGTACCCTCTACCAACTTGAGCAGAGCCTGTTGTACACCTTCGCCGCCCACATCACGATGCAAGTTGCTGCTTTCACTTTTACGACCAATTTTATCAATTTCATCTATGAAAACAATGCCCTGTTGGCACTTTTCAACATCGTTATCGGCTGCACTCAGTAGTCTACTGATCACACTTTCTACATCATCGCCCACATACCCTGCCTGTGTTAGTGTTGTGGCGTCTGCAATCACAAATGGCACATTGAGATACTTGGCCACAGTTTTTGCCAGCAGTGTTTTGCCTGAACCTGTTGGTCCGTGTATGAGCAGATTGCTTTTTTCTACTTCGATTTCTGGTTCAAAGAACACACGCTTGTAATGATTTACCACTGCCACTGCTAGACTAATCTTGGCTTGGTCCTGTCCAATCACAAACTCGTCAAGATATTTGCGTATCTTAACTGGATCCAGGGCCTTGCTGATCTTTTTATCTGACTGCAGATTCTTAACACGTTCCATGCTAAGAAGGTCAGCACAGAACTCAATACACTCGTTGCAAATGCCGGCGTCGTTTGCCACAATCAATTTGTCAACTTCGCTGCGACTCTTGCCGCAGAAATTACACAGCACATGATTAGAAGAATCACTCATTGTCTTTGATAAAAAAATCTATAGGGTTACGCAATTGGTTGGTGTTGCCTAGATAGTTGTTTGGTCCATAGTACCAGGTTCGAGGATCTTTTAGCAAACGATTCTTGTCCTGTGTGCAACCACTTTCAGCAGAGTTTAGAATAATAGCATGAGCACGTTTTACTGCGTCTCCGAGCCACTCTGCATCAAACATGATGTCAGTGTACAGATACACATTATAACAGCGTTTGCTGTTCTGACAAAACAAGGCTATGTTTTCAACATCGTCCCACGCAGCATCAATCATGAGCACTGTAGGAAGATCGTTGTCAACTAGGTCTGGCGGTGTAATAAAATTACTGTGCATCAGGCGGCCGGATTGTTGAGATAAGCAGCCACTTGAGCTCGCTCTGTGTCATTGAGGTCGTCGGGATCATACTCCCCACGTTGTAGTTTTTCTACCAGCATCTGAATGTAGGCTTGATCATAAGCATAGCGATCTGTTTGAGCTCTGTCAATCTCAATCCACTTGGTACCATTCCATTTGAACAGTCTTGGTGGTAGATAGTCCACTCTCAAGAACATGTCGCCTTTCTTTTGATTGCGTGGAAACTCTGTGCCAAAGGTGGCACGAGTGTCCGTGCCTTCTGGATCATCTGGTTGTGCAATAAAGTCCAACAGGTCTGGTCCTGTTTGCTCTTCGACAGGCTCAGCAGTGAGTTCTTTGAGCGTTTCTAATTCTACACTTTTATCATGTGCAATTTGAATGGCTTCACGCAGATCCTGCTCCAGTTGAGTTACCCACTGTTGCATTTGTTGGACTTGTGTTTCAACCTGCGCCTTTTCAGCAGACACAGATTCCAGCTGCTCTGTTAGTGTCATGGACTGGTGTTCGGCCGCAGACTTGGCAGCATTAACCACTTCTAGTTCTGCATTCTTTGCATTCAATTCTTCTTGCAGTTGATTGCGATACTGTTCAACATCTGGTAGACGATTGTTTACTCGTTCGTACTCTGTTGCCAAGGTGTTCAGTGCATCTGTTAGTGCATCACGCTCTTGTTCTAGAACTGTTTTTTGTTGTTCAAGAGTTGCAATGGATTTTTCAAACTGCTCAAGCTGTTGCGCTTGTTCAACAACTGAGTCGACATCAGGCTCCGGTGCTTCAACTTCAGCAAGTAGGGCATTGGCTTGTTCTGCATTTCTAGCAGTTTCGTCAGCATCTAGCCCTTTGGCAATCATGCGACCACGCCAGAAAAATTCTTCCAGCTGTTTGTTTTCAATTTCTTCTCTGGCACCAATTATGTTGTCAACTACATCGCATTCTTTGTTTGGACAGAACAAACCAATGCCTGGAGCATTTATTATTGGAGTTTCGCACTTTGGGCAGTTGCCATGATCCACTGGATCTGGTTCTTTTGTTTCCATGCCATCCTGAAACAGTTTTACCAACGCCTCGGGTGGAGGCTCATCATCCTCGATTTCTTCTGGGGGTTTGGACCATTGGAACAAACTGAATTCTTTGGGTTCTTCTGTTTTTAATTCAACATACTTGTCATTGAATTCTTGATCTTTTTTGTTACGCTCGTCCTGTACCCACTCCAGTTGTTTGTTAGCAGCTAGAATCAAACATAGTGCCAATGGATCAAATACAATAACGATTAGAATGATCACCCAGCGCACAGCGGCTTCTAGCATGTTCTGGCTGGCTTCGTCTCCGTAGATTAAGGCCGCAATGTATTTGATTGGACCAACTTCTGCTTCCACTTTGCGGAACTCGGCGCGAAGCGGTGCAGATTCTTCACTAAGGGCGGTAATAGTTTTCTGTTCGGCTTGGATCTCGGATTGAAGTCTGACACGTTCTTTTTGTTGACTGCGTCTAATTTGAACAGCTTTGTCGGCACCTTTTTCATCACTGCTTCGACCCATAACTTGGTCCACAGCTTCATCCATCTGTTTAAGCGCCTTCCTGTTCGCATCAATATTGTCCTTTGCTATTTTGATCTTTTCATCGTAAATGGCAACTTTGGCCATTGCGTCACCCGATACTAGACTTTGGTCACCGTGTGCCTTTGATAGGAATCCAAAGATACCCATGCTAGTCAGCAGCATGAGGAATATGATAGCAGGCACAAGATACAGTTTGAATGCGTAGCCTGCTCGCTTCCAGTTATTGTGTAGCCAAACTGTGGCCACAATCTTACCTGCTTCCAGTGCGCCGCCCATGATCATAACAGGCACAACAGCGGCAGCAAAGATAGCAGTAAGACCCACAACCGAATAGTAGGCAGCGATTGCAGATATTAGTACTGCAATCAAAAGAATGAGATATCCAAATATCATAGAAGTGTATTTACCTAAGATTATTAGGATAAATTATACTAGATTGTTTGGGGCAATGCAAGAGAAATGGTTTAATCTTCTGACCAAGTCAGGGCCACTGTGGCCTGTGTCACAGAATTGGTACTACGAACCGCTATGCTAACCCAACTGCCTGGCGGGACTGTGATACGATAGGCACTTAGATCGATGTTGACTGTTCCATTAATAGCCAGCAGTCCGGTGTAGATGGGAGTGTCAATGGCACTGTTAAATGTGCCAGTATCTACAGCATGCACTTCATTGGTGTAAGGAATGTTAAAGTATGTGTATGTGCTACTAAAACTCGTGGGTTCAAAAAACAAAAACACCTGTGACGGGTCTGTGCTTTGCACTGACACGCTTAAACTTTTGATAATGGCTTCTTTGGTGTTGAGCACATAGTTACCGTTGTTGGCACCAGCCAGGCCGTTTGTGACCACTGAGTTTTTAATGCTCATCATGTGGTGCGTGACATTTTGTGCGAGTCCGCTTTTTGATGTGGACCAAGAACGTGTCAATTCGTTTTGGAATATGGTACCTTCCACGGCACCATACATGCTGGCACCTCGAACAGTTAGGTTTGCGGTATTAGTGGTGTTTACAGCCGTGTAGGCTATTTTGAAACTGGGATTGTCTATGTGTGGTCTATTATGTTGATTGGTATAGTGCTCACGGTGAACATACACCAAGGTTCCTGATGCTTGATCCTCCAGTGCATAACTGATTGTTCCGGCTCCTAGCCAACGCATGGCAATCTGATACACATTTAGTTTGGTAGGATCCAGGGTCATGCCACTGGGATTGGTATCAATAGTATTACTGCCATCCATGCGGTCAATGTTCCAATCCGTTTGATAGGTCCAGTAGTTGGTTTGTGCTATACCTGCTTGTTTGACTTCAAAGGTGGCAGTGGCATTACCGGTGCTGGTAAAACTGAATGTGCCGTTCATGGGACCTAGTGTGGGTGCTAACCATAACATGGCACCATCAGTTTGTTGGAACAACCAACCACCGTAGCCGCCTACACGATTGGTTATTGCTACCACTGCTTGGTCTACGGTACTGTTTGTTAAGGCCACAGTATAGGCAACACCGTTTAAGGTAATGGTAGCAGTTTGCGATGCATTGGGTGCTGCGGTCATGGTCATTAATAAAATAGTTGCTCGACCACCGGTGCTTCGCACAATACCAAACTTGTCGCCATCATAACCAAATTGCAGTCTGTTTTCTTGATTGGCCAGGCCAGCGAACTGACTGCTACCAGCCACGCCCGTGGTAAATTCTGCAGTGAATCTTGTCACAATACCTTGTCCGGGACGATAGCGCATGAATCGTTTGCTACGCAACACACCATATCCACCTTGCGTGGTTCCTGAACTCACATGGAACATGCCCGCAACTGAATTGGCCACTGATCCGGTGCCACTGGTATAAGTTTGTATCACATCAGTAGTGGTGCCGTAGATACCGTCTAGCTGAATAACTGCGGTAGGGCTAATTGCTAAAGGTTCGCCAAACGCTGATACCTGCCCGGCAATACCAGGACCAGATAACTTTGCAGCAACGCGAATCATGGGCTTGCCACCAAGGTCGTACTCCATGGCCTTGTGCAGATTCAGCAGGTTTGTTTCCTGCGGATGCACATAGTCAGTGGTGTTATTTCTATTTGGAAGTGCCATTATGCTTTTATACCAATAAAGATGTGACTGCGTCTTTCTGCTGTCCAGGTATTGGCATTTGTTGAACCGTATCCTGTGTTGATTGCTGAACGCACTGCGGCATTTGCTGCTGATGCATCATAGACCACTAACACCACAATGTTACTGCTGGTCACGCTGGTTAAAGCTGATGCCAATGCAGCAACATTCGCAGAACTAATATAAGTGTCATACTGAGTAGGACCAGTAACAACATCACCATTTGAGTCTAGCACCACCAGGGTATGTCCACGCAAAGCTGTGTTTGCCACTATGATGTCGTTGACCACGATCCTGGCATTTTGATAACTAGGAACATCGTAAGTCGATGATTCAGCGTAAATCTTATTGCCACTCACATACTGTGTGGTTGATATTGTACTGGTTGTTCCGAATGCTTCATAGAATGTAAAGGTAGACACTGTTGCAATCCAAGGACGACCAAGAACCAATCCGCCGGCGTTGGGATTGTTAACAACTGCATTGCTATCAAACTGTGTGGGCAACAATGTTAAATCATATGTGGCACGGGGGTTGCTTGAATCTGCACGATCCAGGGCCGCAAGATCCAACTTGGCTTTTTGGCGAAGTTCTCTTGTGGCCAATCTTGAAATCTTGTTGTGTGTTTTTAATGCTGTGCCTGTTGTAATACCCAGCGCACTCAATGTGCTGGTACCTGTTAGCACATTGCCATTGACCACGTCATACCAGGCGCTGTTAAACCCCTGTGCAGCATTGATTACAGTTTTTAACTGATTAACGGTTTGTCCGTTGTCAATGGTGTAACTGTCATACGCCGCAGTGTTCAATAAACTTTGAACTGTGATTGTAACATTGGCCATTGTTACATCCTAGCCTGAAATCCGGGAAACATACTAGGAGCATTGGTTCTAATATCTGCTGGATTCTTTTCTTTGTGTACATCATCGCCTCCAGAAATAACTGAGTCAACACCTGCATATTTTTCATTTGGCTCATTTTCGTACTGACCTGGAGGATCATTATCTAACAATCCAGCAATCTGTTTCATGCGCACCAGCTCAGAGTCATCAACAGGGTCCTGCTGCTCAACTTCACTGTCTGGTTTTGGACCCAACACAATAGTACCTTGTGCATGGATTGGGCGATCTGCATTGTCCAGCATGTCTAGTACGCCTCTGATAATATCTGCTGCTCTCATGATAATTCCTTTTAGCTATTTAGCTGAATATGACTTATTAAAACCCAAAAACAACAGTGGTAGCGTACATCTCAGCTCTTGTTACAGCACCGCGTCCCTCGTAGTTGACATTGGTTAGTATTAGATCAGATGCTACTATTCCGTTGGCAGCAATCACATTGGCAGCAATCACATTGGCAGCAGTCACATTGGCAGCAGTCACGGTGACAATGCTGGCTGTGGTTGCAGTAACTTTGCCGGTGGTTACATTGCCAGAAGAAATATTGCCAAGAATGCTCAAGTTACCATTGGTAGAAATATTTCCCGTGAACGCTGCTGCATTGGCAATGGTAAGGTTGCCAGCCACGTACAGGTTTTTCTTGATAGCTGCGCCACCCCATACCTGTAGGGCACCAGTAGAGTCGCTCTCTGATTCTGTGTTTGCGAATACTCCGAGGAACTGGTTAAGTATTAACCCGCCCGAGTTGGGATATGTGTTTGCGTCAATGGCCATAATTGCTCTTAATATACTATTTAACCATATCAAAACCTGGGGTAAAATCGTTGCAAAAAAGCAACATGCTAAAGGTTAACAAAAGTACTACTTTTTGAGCCCATAAACACTAGGGGTTAGCGGGCACTAACCTAGCAAAAAGTGCCCTAAAAACGGTTGACCAAAAAGCCCATTTCCACTATAATAATAACATGAACTTAGAAAAGCCCACCCGCAAAAGACGCCAGGATACAAATCATGCTGTCTACTGCATTACAAATACAGTGACAGGTGAGCAGTACATTGGTATTACCGTGTGCGGTGGCAATGTGCGCAAGGCACTGAAAGTGCGCATCCAGAAGCACGTTCGTCGTGCTGTAACAGAAAACAAGGACTGGAACTTGTGCAAGAGCATCCGTGAACATGGCACCCTGGCACACACATACGGTCTTGTTGAAATCATCCGCGGACGCAAGCCTGCTCACGCACGTGAGCGTGAATTGATCCGTACTTACAACCCAGCACTGAATTCACACTAAGGAGCTAAAATGGACAAAGTTGCAGAGCAAGAACTGATTATCCAAACCCTTCGTGGTGTACAGTTTGATCGTGATCACCACGGCGGACTGTATGACCGAGGCTCAGCTGACAGCTACTATGGTCGTCCACGCCGCCCACACTGGTACCCACAAGGCACCTACCATGGCGATGCAGTAACTGAGCTTACCGATCTTGAAATTGCAGAATACATGGCAGGCTACGATTACAATGAGCAACACGGTGACAAAAAGGATTGGGGTTAATCATGAACATTGAACTACCAGGGCTTACGCCCAAACAAATGGCACTCTGCGATATCATGTGGGCCATCGAAACACGTGAAGGTGTAGAGAGTTTTATCAGCACACTGCCTGCACGTGATCAGTTGGAATGTCGTACACTGATTGAGCTCATGCAGTTGGCGTTCGTGGATGAGATTGAAAGCATTGACGAAGCAGCCGCAATGTTGCAAAAATTCATGTCATGAAAACCTTTGTTATCTGCGGAGTGCTGGTAATGGCACTGCTACTGCCCACCAATTACTTTATAGCATTTATGGTCACTTGGGCACTGCTGATTATCTTAGACTAAAACAAAAGCCCGCATAATGCGGGCTTTCTCTTGGCTAGTGAATTGTGTCGTTGCCATCCATAGACAAACTGTTTATATCTTTGATCCCTAGTGCTTTAAGAATCTTTTTTACCACCGGTGGAGGATCTAGGTAAAAATCTTCTGGTGTAAACATGTGTTTAAGTTCACCATCTGCACTAAAAATAAAACCATAGTCACCTTCGTCTATTTCTAGGTCTTCTTCAAGTAGAGCTTCGTCTTCTACTGATTCAGGGTGCGAGTGTTTGCTCATGATAGCAGCCTCCAGTACTGCATAGTTATTTATTTGAATAACATTAGGCCCATCAGCGCACACTGCACAATGAATCCAACTCCAATGGTTAAAGTGTTCAGTCTGTCACGCAGCATCACTGCCTTGACAAACAACAGAGCTAGAGCTGCCCAACAAAACAACACCATGTCCACAGGTGGCATTTTGTCAGTGAGCCCAGCCATGGCTGCAAGCAGGGTTGGAATGATACTAAAGTGAATGAACAGTGCTGCCATCCAGCCCAATGTGTCAGCACTGATTTTCATGAAGTGTTCTTGAAACCAGACTTCCACTGCTTTGCGAATTACTACAAATTTAATTTTTTCCATATTAGCTCTTTGAAGGACGTCCTGAATAAAATATGTGTCTACCGATCACAGCAACCTTTTCTTTGCCCCAACCAGGATTCACATAGTCAGCGTGATAATACAGGGCTGTCTTCAAACCGTCAAGTCTGAATCCTTCCAGTAGTACCTTCTTTGCCACAGCGTAACTTTCGTTGTATGCAGCCGAATTGATTGGACGCATTTTTGTAGGCTGTTCGCAGTACCAAGAAAACTGACAGATTACCTTTTGGTAGATCACGCTTTTCTGATGTACTACTTCGCAGATGTCATTTGGGAACTGTCCGCTGGCTGCGCGATTCAAAGTTACCTGGGCCACTGCTACTTTGCCCTCGAAGCTTTCAAAACCTGCTTCGTGATAGATGTTACGTGCCAAGCATGAAAGCTGACGCTCTCTGGTAGCTGTGGTCACATAGGTGCCGCCGAGTGCATTGTTTGCTTCTCTCAGCTGGGTCATTTTGGCTTCGGTAACCTTGGTTACCATGGTAGCACAAAACACAAATCCTGCGATTCCAATTACCAATTTGGTAATGCCTGGAATCCATTGTTGCCAAGATCTATTGGTCAGAGTCATAATTTGTTTCTCCTTAGTTTTAGACGTAGTGATATTTAAGAACACAGGATCTGGTTAATAATACAATATAAGTTTGGGTTTGTCAACTTAAATAAAGCCCACACCCATTAAATGGGTAGTTATTAGCGGATATATTGGGTTTTTATCGCCAATAACGGCTACTATTATGTGGCCGACGGGAAGCCGCGGCTCATATAATATCGATTATTGTATCCATACAACGAAGCATTGGAAATGGCATTGTCAAGATCCAATCCTCGTTCTCTAGCGTCTTTGATAACATTTTCTCTCTGTTCGTCTGTTAGCCCGGCACCAGATGATGCACGAGCACGGCGAGCAGTTTCACTCACATTTGCCACACCAATGGTTTGTTTTCCAATGGACTGTAGCACCTGTGCATTTTGGCCTTGAAGCAGAACTGCTCGAACTGCTTCGCCATACCTGTCGTTGCTGAGCATGTTCAACAACATGTCAGCGGTTCCGGTGTTGTAAGGGTCTGCTCCAAAACTTGGAAGACCAGTTGAGATCAACAGTGTGTTGGTATTGCCTGGCACAGACGAGTACACATCCACACCGCCTCGTCTGCAATTTAAAAGTTCTAGTTCCAGTTGATCAATTATTTCTACCGCAGCCTGATTTGTAGTTTCAATTTCAACAGTATAGTTGCTGTTTGCTACCAGTGCTGCCACCGCATCTATTAATGCAGTTTCTTCAGTGGTTACTGTGCCATCCGCTGCATATATTGCATATAGAGCATCGGCAGCGGCGCCTATTGCAGTGCCTTCTGTACTACCGCTGATTCCTGCTACCACAATGCCAACACGAGTGAGTGCAGCGGTATGCACATGTCCGCTGGCTGTTCCAATTATTTCAGGAACCAGTGCGCTGTTAAAATCGCCCGACCCTGTGGGCAGCACTGATTTCAATTGGTTGCTGTCCTCGGCAGGCACAGGATCTGTTAGATCATTCAACAAGGGTGTGTTGGGCACACGAATACTTCTTAGTGCTGTGATAATAGCAGTTGAACTGTTGAGATTCACATTCATGGATATCAACTGTTTGGCTAAATCTTTAAGCGAGCTGCCCGGAATGGCATTCAGTGCTGCTGTGCTCAATACCTTGCTGCCTTCCAGCAGCTCAGCAGCATTGTTCAGTATCACGCTGGCGCTGGGCACCTTCAATGCCACACCAGAAACAATCTTTTGTAGAGCTACTCCTGTGATCTGTTGTAGTATACTGGTCAGCACAGAATCGCTGGCTGTGGCCAAGGTGTTTACAGTGACTCCTTGTTCACTGAATGAATTAATAAATTCTGCCTTGATCAAACCCTGCTTGAGCAAATTGACTATCAACCCATACGGAGTTCCAAAAGTTTCCAATGATTGAAAGTCGTACAAGGTTCCAAGGTTTTCTATAGAGTCAGCCACAGCATTGATACTGCGCTGAATGTCTGTAGCACTCTTGGTAATAGATGAGCCGCCGCTGTACAAGCCAGATGCTCTGAGATTGTCTGGACTGCCTGTGGCCAATGGGCCAAACTTACTGGTAATTCCACCAGTGAGTAAATCTGTATGGCTGCTGATGTCCGGCGCAACTCCACTGAATCCATCTTGATCAATTTCGTATAGCGCACCCAGCATTTCACGTGATGTTCTACTGGCATTGGTTGCCAGTCCTAGTACATTAAGAAATCCTGCAGGACCTTTGCTCATGAGCAGGTCAGCCCTAGCACGAATACTTTCTGTCAGATCTGTGGGGTCTATTGGGGCGGTTACTGTGGAATATGATGCCGGAACTGTTAAACTAAGCCCCGGAAGGCTGGTTCTTAGTGCGGTTACCACTGCGCCTGATACACTAGGGTGTGTTACCACTCTGCGCAGTTTGCCCGACAGTGTGTCCACAGATTGTAGTGCAGCTATACGGTCCAGCAGAACAGTGGACACTTGCAGACCTTTATTCTGCGAGAATCCACTGATAGCAAGAAGTTGCGGCGCAGAATAACTCATATATTAATTAATTATCACATCTGGACTACCCGAAGCAGCATGGCCACAAGATGCTTTGTCCCCAGCTCTACAGGCCGGAATACTATTTACAATAACGTTGGGACTGCCTTCGGACATGGTTGGACCAGCGTGTGCGCCAGGTGCATGCCCAGACACAGCATCGCCAATTCTAGCCAATGGGCTACCGTTTACAATTACATCATTACTGCCGGCAGCAATTGTGCCACCCGCTGCATCTTTTCCTTGTCGTACGGCTCCGCCCATGATTACACCACAATGCTGCCGCTGGTCACTGGCTGGATGCCAGTGGTCACTTGGATATAATGGTTCTGAACTTCTTTAACCACTGGGGCGTGCATGATCACATGATCACCACGAATGCGCACATCCACGCTGTCACCGGCTGTGAACAAGCTCTGTACCAGACCGATGCCCTTAGCACTAGGAAGAACTGTGCATGGCTTGTTTAACACAAACTCAGCATCTGTTTGTTCTTTTAGCTTGGCAACAATCTCATCACCATTGATTAATTTAAACGTGATTACGTCGCCTTCGCTATATTTCTTATTTGTTACTAACATGTTTATCCTTGTAATTGTTGAAAAAATTCTTGTGGCTGTTTACTCAAGCCTTGAAAACCACCAGGGATCAATTCTTCTTCATTGAAGATTTGAGGTACACTACGCAGACCTCGATCCAGTAACATCTGTCTTGCATCCGGAACTTCCTCGATGTTAACTTCTCTATAGTCTACGTTCTTGCTTTCTAATAATCGTTTTGCCTGCACACAAAATGGGCAATTGTTCTTTGAATACACGGTAATCATTTATAATGTAAATCCTTTGAATGTGTCTGTAGTTACGTCTTGTTTGGTACCACCAATGACATAACTACTTATCTCAGTTTCCTGGGGGGCCACTTGAACTTCAGCGCCAGCAATCCACTTCTGCGTCCATGGCAGAGGGTTGCTACCAGTTTTGAGATGACACTTCAATCCCACGGTGTGCATGCGTTTGCAGGTCATGTAATCAACATAATCGCACAACAATTGTTCATTCAAACCAATCATGCTTCCATCTTTGAACAGGTAATGTGCCCAGGCTTTTTCCTGTGCCGCTGCTCGTAGGAACATGTCTTCACATTCCTGTTGTGTTTCTTCTTTGATCTTGGCAAAGTCTAGATCGTCCTGTGGTAACAGTTTGATCAAGGTTTGTGTACTGGCCAGATGCACGTTCTCGTCACGGCAGATCAATTTGATGATCTTGGCATTGCCTTCCATCTTCTTTAGTTCTGCAAATGCCCATGAGCAAGCAAAGCTAACATAGAAGCGGATTCCTTCCAATGCGTTTACGCTGTTCAAGCATAACCACAGTTTTTTCTTAAGATCATAAAGATCCACTGTGATTTCTTTTCCGTTCACAGTGTGAGTGCCCACACCCAGCATGTTGTACCACTGTGCAGTTTCAATCAGTCTGTCGTAGTATCCTGAGATGTCTGTAGCGCAATCAACGATCTCTCGTATATCCACCAGCTCATCAAATATTTTACTAGGATCACTATACACGTTACGAATGATATGAGTATAACTACGGCTATGAATTGTTTCATTGAAGCTCCAAGTTTGAACCCAAGTTTCCAATTCAGGAAGTGATACAATAGGAAGAAAAGCCAGGTTGGGGCTACGACCTTGTACGCTGTCCAAAAGTATTTGTCGCTTGAGATTGGATGTGAATATGTGTTGCTCATATGGTGTTAAATCTTTGAAATCTTTGCTGTCACGGCCTACATCAATTTCCTCTGGACGCCAGAAGAAACCTAACTGTTTGTCTGTTAGTTTATCAAACTGTCTATATTTTAAAGTGTCATAACGCTGAATTGAAACCCCACCACTGGGGTCAAAAAAGGCAAGGCTCTTCAGATGATCTTTTTTATTGGTATTGAATACTGACATTTTTTTATTTTTCCGTTCTTTAGATTACGCAAGATTCACAATCATCTTGCTCTATTGCGCCAGGCGCAAGTTCTACTGCATTCATTTTGTCTACATCAATTTCACCTTGACCATCATAGGTGTTGAAATAGTACAATTGTTTGCCGCCAAACTTATAGAAATGCACCAGATGCTTGAGCATCTCACTCATTGGAATCTTTTCATCATCGTAGAACTGAGGATTGTAACTGGTGTTAACACTGATCCCTTGATCAATATATTTCTGTAGTACAGCACAGATGTTCATATAACCTTCTGGGCTTTGTTGAGTCCACAGTAATTCGTATTTGTTTTTCAACTTACGATACTCTGGTACAACCTGTTTGAGTTGTCCGTGCTTGCTGCCCTTCACACTAACAAAGCTGCGAGGTGGTTCAATACCGTTGGTGGCATTGCTGATCTGTGCGCTGGTCTCTGCAGGCATCAAGGCCATTAGTGTAGCATTGCGAATACCAGATGTTAGGATCTGTTCGCGCAGACTACGCCAATCCATGCGCTCTTGGTAAGGCACCAATTCGTCCACATCTTTCTTGCGAGTGTCAATGGGCAACACACCGTCTGCATACTTGAGATCATCAAAGCGTTTGCAAGCGCCTTGTTCTCTTGCGAGATCGGCGGAAGCCTTGATCAGGTAGTAACTCCAGGCTTCCGCATACTCGTCTACCAAAGGCAGGGCACGAGGGTCCGAATAACTCACGTCATTCTTGGCCAACCAGTAGGCAAAGTTAATAATACCAATGCCCAGTGGACGGAACTCTTGTGTGGCTAATTCTGCTGCCTTAATTGGATACTGCTGATAACTTAATAGTGCATCTAATCCGCGCACTGACAACTTACACATTTTCTCAAAGTCATGTGGGCTTTTTACATTGCCCCAATTGATCGCTGATAGAGTACACAGGGCGATCCTACCATCCTCGTCATTGACATCTTCCAATGGTACAGTTGGCAAATCAATTTCACAGCAAAGGTTACTCATCTTGATAGGTGCGCGGTCCGGCTTAAATGGACTGTGGGTATTCGCATGATCTACGTTCTGTAGATATACTCTACCAGTGTCCTTGCGTTCCTGCATGAATCTACTGAACAAATCCGCAGCCTTAATCTTCTTCTTTCTCAGCTTGGTATTTCGTTCAGCGGTCTCGTACAGTTCCTTAAAGCGATCAGCATCAGTAAAGAATGCGTCATACATTTCAGGAACATCTTTTGGTGAAAACAATGTGATGTCTCCACCTGTCAGCAATCGTTCATACATCACACGATTGAACTGAACTCCGTAGTCCATGTGGCGCACACGGTTGTCTTCTGTGCCTTTGTTGTTCTTCAGGACCAGTAGATCCTCGACTTCGTAGTGCCAGATGGGGTAGTATAAGGTTGCTGCTCCATTTCGCACACCGCCTTGTGAACATGAGCGTGTGGCTGCTTGGAACATTTTATAGAAGGGGATAACTCCAGTGTGGTAGGCGTCTCCACTACGGATTGGACTTCCAAGAGCTCGGATACGTCCGGCTCCAATACCAATACCTGCTTTTTGACTAACGTACTTAACAATGCTGGAGGTAGTAGCATTAATGCTGTCGAGACTATCATCAGTCTCGATAAGAACACAACTACTGAACTGTTTCTGCGGAGTTCGTACACCGGCCATAACAGGAGTAGGCAAACTAATATCGTGAAGGCTGATAGCGTCATAGTAGTCTCGAACCCATTGTAATCTCGTATCCTTAGGATAAGTTTGGAACAACGTTGCCGCAATCAGCATGTACGCTATCTGTGGAGTTTCATATATTTCACCAGTAACACGGTTTTGTACCAGGTACTTGCCGCGCCACTGCTCCATTGCAGCGTAGGTAAAGTTCTCATCACGGTTATGATGTATATAGCTATTTAATGTATTCCATTCATCTTCAGTATATGATGCCAGTAGCCCTGTGTCGTAGAATCCGTTTTCCACATTGCGCTTGACCAGCGCCAGCAGGGGCCACGGTTCATAGTCATTGTAGACTTGTTTACGCAAGTGGTAACATATCAGCCTGCCGGCTACATACTGGTAGTTTGGTGTTTCTTCACTGATAAGATCCGCTGCACTCTTGATCAGCGTTTCCTGAATATCTGCTGTTTTAATACCATTGTAAAATTGAATGTGACTTTTGATTTCAACTTCACTGGCACTAACGCCCGTAATTCCTTCTGTGGCCCAGAACACAACCTTGTGTAGTTTTTCTAGATCTAGTTGTTCTCGATTGCCATCTCTTTTTGTTACTGTAATTTGACTCATTGATGCCCCTACGTTGATTTTAATAATTACTAAGCTTCAAATCTTTACTAGAAAGTTTGATTATTGTTTTTAAATTCTTTGGTATGTGTTGTCTATTTACGATCTCAGCTGGAATGAAATTAAGAACATATTTTCCCTGATTGATCCATACTAAATTATACTGTCCTCTGGTTACAGTATCTTGACACACATGTATTTCTAAGTCCAAGTTTGCGCCATGCTCACTCAAGTACAGAGTATACACTATACCCAGAGCTTTTGCAAGGTCACAATAGTAATTTTCATAGACCAATTGCCACGGATCTGGCCATTTGTCTAATTCCGTATGATCTAGATAGTAGGGAGTAAATGGTGCGCTCTGCCAGAACTCTTGGCATTCAGCCAATGCTTGTTCCAACGACAATGTACCAATGTGTCGGCGAAATGATTTCCAACGATCCAACCGATCGTCGGCCTTGAGTTTCCACATTTATTAATTAAACTTGAAATTTGGTTATACTATATGTTAATGTGCCAGTACCGCTGCCGTCACTGGTATAGTTTATTTTGAAAATACCAGAGCTCACATTCACCACACTGAGTGTAACTCCTGTTGGACCCGGATAACTGTAATAGGTACCATTGGGATATTCCACATACTCATCAGTGTATTGCACATCTGTACCATTGAATACCACATCCAGAACACCATGACGATAGGCAGTGGCACTGGGTCTCTCCAGTGTGTAATGAATACTTGCTGCTCCGTTGGTTACTCCTGTTAGCACAATGCCAGTATTGGCAGAAGTTTGTCCAGCGGCCAGTGTTAGTGTACGACCAGTGCCACGAGTGATCATGCCTGTTTGCAGACCTACGTTACCGCTTAGGCTCACGCTCATGGTATCTGCAGAATGACTCACACGAGCATAGACGCCGTGGTCAACATCAGGTCTTTCAAAGTCATCACCCACACTGCTGTTGCCAGTGCCTTGGAATGTGATCACCGGAGACACCGCAGCACCTGCGCCTGCATAGCCTGTGCCTATTTCACCAAACCAGTTGCCAACACTCAGCACATTGGTAACCTTGGTAGCTGATGCAGTGTTAACATAGATGGCCTCGTGGCTGATGTCTTCAAAGGTACAATTTGAAATTTTAATGTTTCTGCTTCTGGCAGAATTAAATGGTGTTGTGCCAGTGGCACCTACCCATACTCCTTGGTAGCACTGTGTAAAGTCACACCCAATTATCTTAACGTTGTTGGCATTTAGTAACAGTCCATAATGGCATCCAGTGAACAAACAGTCAATGAAGTTGATGTTGTTGATGTCCTTGGACGCATCTCTTGGGATAGCATACACACCAGACTGAGTGTTTGCCAGCGTGGCCACATAGCCAGGATCCACTTGGTCGCCTTTGAACTGCACTCTCTGAAAGTACATGTTGTCGCAACTGTCAAGTTTTAGAATGTTGTTGCTGCCAGCATTATCTAGAGTCATGTCTGATACTACCACAAACTTAACTGTGGCAGCACCCAGTGTGCCGTAGGCATTGTCAATTTGACCAGAGCTGTCTTTTAACTGAAACAGTGGATAGCTGTTGGAAGTTTGTTGTATTGTGGTTTTTTGCACACCTGCACCAATGATGGTCAAGTATGCAGGAATTTTTAAACTGTTGCTGATAATAAAAGTACCAGCTGGGAAATAGATTGGGCGACGCAGTCTCGGCTGTGTAGCAGCAAAGCCACCAAACAACACTTCGTCAAACGCACGTTGAATAGCCAGGGTGTCATCAACAATACCATTGCCAACGGCACCAAAGTCTTTTACGTTGATCGCGTCATCCAGCTTGGCCTGTAGAGTACGCTGAATAGGTGACAGCGCAGTAGGGCCAGTTTGTGAAGTATAGCCCGACTCTGATCCTTTGAACGTGTACTGGTCAGCAATAGCCAACAAGTCAGTATACTGTGTTAGAATCTCAGTAACGCCTTCTGTAGGAGCACCTTCAGCAATAGTGCCGTTACCTATGTACAGCTGGCGTGTGTCCACACTCCAACCCAGTTCAGCAGAAGCCAGTTGTGGTAGGTCCTGCTGTAGTCCTTTGCGATGTTGTATTCTTGATATCTGTACGATTGCCATTTGCTCTAAATCCCAGTGTATGGTGTATTTAGCTCATTAGGTAATAGAGTTCAACTCGTTTGAGCCACTCCTCGCGCCAGTGTGCAAACTCAGTGCTATCAATGGTAAATTCCTGGTATTCTGGCACAGAATAGGTGCCGTCTTCCAGCAATTTAGGCTGTGCGCACATCAAAATTATGCCGTCTTGTATGTTGGTACCATGTGTGTCGTTGTGTGCTTCTGCGTAGGCTGCAAGCTGAATAAAGTAGTCGCCGATCCACTCACGCTTCTTGGGCTTGTTGGTCTGCTTGAAATCCATGATAGCAGGCTTGCCCTTCCACACGCCCACACAGTCTGTGGTACCAGCATATAACCCGCTATAATAAACAGGCACTTCTGACCCCCAGTATTCGTCCACATGCACCAGACCCTTGAGTATGACTTCTGCAGCCATGAACCAGCTAGGGTGTGCGTATGGGTTAGTGGGCAAGGGTTTCATATCATCCTGTAGGATGTATGATTCCAAGTAGGCGTGCATGCGAGTTCCGCGGTTGGCAGCTTCTGTGGTAATCTGTTGAGCACGTTCAGTGCCCACACGATCCTTCCACTTCTGCAACGCTTCTTTCTGTTCAGCTGGTTTGGTTTTATCTAGAATTGTAGTAACACTAGGCACCTTGCTGCCATCGGGCAAACAGTAGTGCCTCTTCCCATCAACAGTTGTTCTATTGATGGGAGTGTAATCATATCGTTGAGTGATCATTAGTTGATTCTTTTGTTAGATGAACAGCCAGTAACCCTGGGCCAATAGTAGAACACCTAGTGCGCCTACTCCAAGACTGCCCCAGTACATGCGCATGTTCACTGCCAGGATACTCGCTGATAACAGAACAATTGCCAACTGAAACAGCATGCCACTAAAGGTCAGCCATGGACCGTGTGCTCTTGCCTGTTCACGTTCTGTTTCTAACTTTTGTGCTTTGGCTAGTAGTTCTTTTTTACCTTCGCCCGATTTAGGATCACTTTCGTAACGCTCAATCTTGGCTTCTAGTTTTTCCACTCGAGCCTTGTTACCTGACTGTTTGGCGTCTTCTAGTTGTCCTTCTGCAATACTTTGTTTGATTGACTTGGCCTGATAGAAGCCGTATGTGTTTGTGGCCTGTAACAGTTTAGTCTGTGCTGTGCCACTGAAGCCGTTTGCTAGATATGTGTTGCCTGCCAAGAACAGTGCCATGATAACAATTACCAACCCTGCTTTGTCTTTAATTGCTGCTTCGCGCTCGCTGCGGGAAGGCTTTTTGATTTCGTCTGCCATGTTTTCTCCATAATGAAATGCTAACCTGTGGGTTAGTATAAAATATTTATAAGGGGAATGTCAACGATTAAGAACGATTTGCAGCGGCACGTTTGGCCATTGCCTGCACTGTCTTTTCTGGATTTGCTTTGCTTACTTGTTCTTTGTTGGCTGCTGCTTGCTCAACTTCACTAGCATCGATTTCGTCACCGAAACCAGTTAGTGTAACTTTTTCTTTGTCTAGACTTTTGATCAATTCGGATACTGCTGGGTTGCGTTCTTGTGCAGCACTTAGGTTATCAAAGGTGAACCATTCTGATCCACCTTGATTCTTAACCATGTTTACTAGACTTTGTGTGCTAACAGTTGGAGTGAGTTTTTTGTTGTGAGCTCTATTGCGAAGAAACTGAAGAATGGTGATGAGGTTAGCATCACCATCGGTGTCTTCATGTAACTCACGAATACGCATATTAGCGTTTTTCTCTGCCGAGGTCTGCTTCGCCACCAGCTGCTGCATCAGTTGCAGCAAACTCGTCGCCCATGTCCATGTCGCTTTCTGGGCCCATGCCAGGAGCGGCACCAGGCATTTCAGCTCCTATGCCAGGACCACCCATAGCAGCACCGCCCATGCCCATGTCAGGTGAACCTTCACCTGCTAGGCTACGTGCTGCATTGTCTGTTTGTTCACGTGCATCGGTTAATTGTTGTAGGATAGCACCAAGTACTGTGCCCACTGCGCCTTTGAATTGATCAGCTTGCTCACTGCCAATTTGATCACGAATAGTGTCAATCAGCGCAGGCATCTGTTCGTTCTGCATCTTGCTCACATCTTCAATCATGTCCTGGATTGAATCTACCATGTCCTTAGCGGCCAAGATAGCTTCTGATTTGCCCATTTCACTTTCAGTTAGTGTGCGGTGTTCATCGATCCAGCGGTTAAGTCCTTCACGCACCATTAGAAGTTCCATGTACTTTGGATTCTTCTCTGCTGTGTGCTGACCGTGGCTGCGACGCAGCTTGTCTAGGTTTTCGCCTAGTGCGCGACTCAAAGCATGTGCCTTGCCCACTGTTAATTTATTGTAATCAATGCCAAAACCAAAGCGGCTTTCATTGATTTTGTTAATACGGTTGGCTGTATTTTTCAAGCCCAATTCTTGTAGTCTCATGGTGGTTAATCCCAAATTTTAATGTATTTAGCTCTAGTAATCATTTTTTGCAGTTGATCTTGGGCGTTTAACAGGCGAGGAGTTACATCGCTCAGTCTAGCTTCCCAGAGATCTTGTGCAAAACCGTTGCTTTTCTCACAGGCTATTTTATACTTATGCCTGTAGAACTTTTGATCGTTATCTAATTTGCGCAGTACGGCGTCCTGTTGCCACAGTTCGTGCGACGATTTAAACATGTGTTTGTGCTCGTACAAACAATAAAATACTGCTGCCATTTTGTCTGCAAATACCAGCTCTTTATCACGGTAATCGCTGGTCACGCTCCAGCAGCCGTTGGCTTTGTGTAATCTTAGGCGTCCTATTATGTAGCCCTGCCCTTGCTCTGCGGGCAGCACCACCAGTGTGCCCTTGTTCATCAAGTGAAGTATCTCTTGCTTGGTCCACCAGTTGAGATAGGTGGCCATTAGTTCTTCAGCTATTTCCTTCTCAGCGATCTTGCGGGCCAGCTTTTTAATTCGATTTTTTGTGGTATGTGATACGGCCATTTTGATTTCGACGATACAGTACGTCCTTATTGACTAGAGAGTTGGCAACTTGAATTTGGCGCTCATTCAAGTCCGGTTTTTGTATTTCATCCTGATTGTGAAATAGGTTCAGCACATCGTATTCCTCGTTGGTAATAGGAACACTCAGATCGTTGACCAATTCAATTATTTTCATTTGTTAATCAAGTGAATGGTTAGGGTAATGATACCAGTGATCAGCACTGATATAATAGCTGTCCCAATTGCTATAAGTTGTTTAGACTGGGTGTTTCCAGCACCAGCCAGGGTTGTTTTAATTTCAATCACGTGAGCTTCCAGTGCTTCCACCTTTTTCTCAACGCCTTCAAGTTTTGTTTCCAATTTAGCATATCTTTCCGCACACAGCTCTACGTGTGCTTCAAGATTTTCTTTTTCAATAGCGGTGGCCACTATACTACTCCTAATTTATGTGATAGAGGATGCAATCTAACTGCCTTGATATGAGCCATAATGGGTGCCGAAAAATGCCTGAGCATCACGTTATGTATTTACATCAATTCGGCCCATCTTAAAATATATGTTTTTGATTGCGCCAGCACTGTAAAAAATTGGCAGTATAAATCTAGCTGTTTCTTCTAATCCGCAGATAACAGGTACCTGATCAAAACTTTCTTCAAGATAGTACAAAGGATCATCTTTGTATGTGAACACATCCTCGTGTTCTACTGTGAATGCAAAACTCCACACACGTTGCTTGCCCGAATACATCTCGCCAAACTCCATGTGATCTAAATTCACTTCCTCTACTTTGGTAACAATGTGCATGGGCTGTGCTCGCAGGCCAATACACTGCAACACTGTTTCCCAGTTGCGCTGCTGGTTACGTCTAAACTCCTGCTGATTGCGATCCTTGATCACGCCAGTGTTAGTGATGTCTACAAGAGTGTAACCTGAGAAAAAAGTTGTGCCATTCATGTTAATACTTATCGTCAACAAAAAAGGCACTATAAAAGTGCCTTTGATGTTTAGTTTAAAAACTAATTAAGCTACTGTGAAAGTGCTGCCTTTGGTTACCAAAGAACCGCTTACGTCAATTGGTGTTGCACCAACTGATGCACCTAATGCACGTACTGTGGCTTGCAGTTCTGCTGCGCTTGGGCTGTTAACGCCGTCTGTTACCAGATACACGTTGCCTGTTGCGTTGTTAGCCACGTGGTATGCTAGGATGCCGCTTGGTGCTGCACGTAGAACTGCTTCTACGCCTAGACCTAAACCGCCATCTGGGTTAGCTGCCATTTCTGCACGTACATCAATTGCTGCTAGACTTGCGTCACGCAATTGAATGTGATAGAATGAAAGACTACCACCTAATTGGGTACCTGTTTCGCCGTTGATTTGACCTTCTACGCCCACGCCACCGTGGACTCTTGTTACTCCGATTGCCATGTTTTTTCTCCTAAAATGTAGCGACTGTGCGCTTAAAAATATTTATGCCAACTGTAAAAAAAGGGTTGTTTAGAAGTTAAAATATCTCTTTACCAGTACGTATATGTCCAGCTGAGATCCGTGGTTCATAAAAACCCTACTTATTGTAGCCCATGCTGCTCTTTGCTCCAGCGTTGAGGCTGCAGGCCAGTCCGCCACTATCCTACGTGCTTGGTGCATATCTCCGCCTGCTACCATTAACATTTCGTCTAATTTAAGCAAGAAACGTCTGATATCTCCTTGGTCAACACGTGACGCAGTAAAGGTGCGTAGATATGTTTTTATTTGTAGTTCAGGTGCGTACAGTCCTATTTTGGTTTTCAACTCATCTTCAAATTTATCCTGGTTGGCTAACACAGCTACCATGTTGGCTAGATCTGTTGCGCCACCACGCATGAAATCAAAGTTACCAAAAATCAAACTCTGCTGCACATATTGTTGTGCAGCACTTTCGTATTCGTGACGCAGAATTTCCAGCGCCAGTATGCTTGCAAACAAAAGTCTTGCCATGCCAATGGCATCACGGCCATGTAGATTTTCAGGAAATCTAAACAACCTAGATTCAACCAACTCTTGTTTTATAAAGTCAAACATATTATCCGTTCTTGGCAAAGTTGGCGCGGCTAAACCCTAGTCTGTCAATTAATTTCATTTTCTCGTCGCCGCCACCAACAACATAGCCTTCGTGACCTATGCTGTCGCCAGTGTAGGCCTGCACATCGCCGCTACCGGCTTGTGCATCAATCTGTTGCTTGATGTTGAGTTTAAGATTGTATATTGCTACCCAGATAGTGAACAGTCCTGATAGACCCTTAGCACCTTCTGTGTACAACCATCCGTCTTGGTTGGCACCTAACAGTTTGCCCTGTGCGGCACCACTTAGTTTGCTGGGCAGGTACTGATAAAATCCTTCCAGCATGTTTTCAAAACTGCCACCACTGATTCTACTGGTAATATATGTGCTGATGTTGCCCAACAGCCCTTTG